ATGAAGTATGCAAGATGCTCAATCTGATACTTCATTAGTATTCGCTCGTGTTTTTAATTCGGTAGATGTTTACATGACTTCACCGGATAAAGAAGTAAACGATTATATGGAAGAACACAAGGTAATTCAATCGTATAGTATAAACGATTTTAAACGATGGTTTCCGGAAATATTTAAATATTTAAACATTTAAACAGTTAGGAGAATAATATGAATTTATATGAATTAAGTCAAAACTATTTAGCAGTGCAGGATATGGAATTAGATGAAGAAACGTTGCGAGATACTTTAGATAGTATTGAAGATGCGTTCGAGGATAAAGCGGAAAACATTGCGAAACTATATCGTACTGTGGAAGCAGAAGAAAAAGCATTCGAAGCAGAAGAAAAACGTTTTTATGCTATGAAAAAAACAGCAGCTAATAAAAAACAATTTCTAAAACAATATCTAGAAGATAATATGCGATTGATTGGAAAGACGAAATTTAAAGCAGGAGTATTTAATTTTTCAATTCAAAATAACCCACCAAGCGTTGAAGTATTCGATGAAGCGTTGCTTCCTGAACGTTTCTTAATTGAACAGCCACCAAAGATTGACCGTGCAGGCATTAAAGAATTATTGAAAGCAGGAGAAGAAGTGCCTGGAGCAGAATTGAAACAAACGGAAGGGTTGAGAATTCGATAATGAAAAACAAAATTTTAGTAACAGAAAATATTATGATTGAAATTTCTAAACGCAACATTGAAATTTTCACATACCTCCCATTCAACATTCAAGTTTATTTTGAAGATATGGAGGTCGATACTTTGGATGAAGATGGTGAAGTCTTCGGGAAAAAATATCGATTAAACATTTTTGCGAAACCGAAATATATAGAGGATTACATGTTGGAAAGTGACGTTTCATCCGCAATCAGTAATTACAGAGAGTTGAAAACGTTCTGGAAATTCGTTGAAAGCAACAAAAAGAACTTGTTTGATATGGCTGGTTACGAAGGTGAAGTCGAATAATGAAGATTTTAGCAATTGACCCATCAAGTAACAAAGAAAAAACTTCTACAACAGGAATTGTGTTATTAGATAATGCTAGGCTTGTTGATTATTGGGTTGTTGATTATGGAGCACAAGGTTTTAAAGAGTGGTTTGAACAAACAGGAAAAACTATTGAAAGTGATGTAGTGGTGATTGAAAAGTTTGAAGCTAGAGATAATGACCGTTCAAAAGATAATACAGTATTACAAACCATAGATTCTATACAAATGCATTATCCAGACGCTATTTTGCAACGCAATGCAGGTTATCAATCAGATATACCAAACGATTTATTAAAAAAACTAGGCTTGTGGAAGTTTGACAAAAGCCACCATCAAGATGTGAGAGCTGCAGCAAGGTTGGGATTATTTTGGGCTATGAGAAACGATATTCAAGAAGTAATCGAGGATATTGGAAAGGTGGTGAATGAGAATAACACTGACGTTAAGAAAATGGCAAGAAGAAGCAGTAAAAAGAAGTGAACAAGAAACGCAAGGAATTTTTCTTGAAGCGTTAGGCGGTAGAGGAAAAACGATTTGTGCCTTAGCAATCGCAAAACATAAAAACGCTAAAAAAATCATTATTACTAATAATCGTTTATCGATCTTAGAAGGTTGGAAAGATGCTATTAAAATCATGAATTTTGATGATGATGTAGCATGCAGCATTGTGACAGACAGAACCTTACAAAACTTGATAAAAAAAGGAGCAAAATTTGACTGTGATGTGCTGATTATTGATGAGTGGCAGAATGTGTCATCAGAAAAGCAAGTAGCCTTATATCGCAAAATAAAGCGAAAATACACCATAGGACTTTCAGCAACACCAATCAGAAAAAAAGGACAGAATTTCTATCCTTTAGAGAAAACGATTTTTGGATTTGCTAGACCAAATAGTAAATTTGATTGGCAGAAAACTCATGGAAAAATGGTATATGACCCTTTTACTTTTTCAAAAGAAAAGTGGGAAGATTTTAGAGATTATGAGAGTTATATCAACAATTTACCTAATTTCTTCCGTTGGGAAGAAATCGAAGAAATCGAAAATGCCGTTGAAAATAACGGCTTTGAGATTAAATTTTATCCAGTAAATGTAGAAACTGGTAATCCAGAACAATTGGAAAAATTTAGAAAATTAAATTTAGTAACTATTGATGATGATTCAGTCATGGCGAAACAATCTTTTGGCAGAGCTACTTTTGAAAGATACTTAAATCAAACTGGAGTAGCAATTGATTTTCCAAAACTCAAGCCAGTTAATGCTGATACACCATTACTATTAAAATTAGATGGATTAATTAAACGAGCGCCTCACGATATGCTAATCGTGAGTAAGTCTAAACAAATTGTAAATGTGATTAAAGAACGTCATCCAAAAATTGGAATATGGACAGGTGACAGACAAGAAGATATTGATAACAAAATAGTCGTTGCAACCAGTCAAGTGCTTGGTGTTGGAGTGGATGGTTTGCAACATAAATACCAAACAATAGTTATTTTAGATCCAGTAGATAAAGATTCTGGAGAGTACGACGACTACCGCCAATTGCTTTGGAGAATAACCGGTAGTCGACAACAACATGATGTAAATGTAATTGAATTTTATTTTAAAGGAGAATGACAACAATGAAAGAAACAAAACAATTTATTGTATTTCGTGATAGAGAAACAGGTAAGTATTTAGAAAGTTATAAGAGTAAGGGAACGTTAGCTTATGATGCAGATTTTACTGAAAACATTAAAGATGCGGCTACAACAACTGTTGCAGCATTTAAAACACAAAAGAAACAATTCAAATCGATTGCTAAAGCTATGGATTGTGAAGTTATTTTGGTAGAAGCAACGTTTGACTTGAAATATTTAAATGGTGGAGAAGTGAAAGAAATTGAGCCTGGAGAAGATGATGTTTACTTTAAAAAAGCATTCAAAGAACTATTAAGTGTATTTGCGCAGGAGGAAGAATAATTTGTTTAAATTACCAGAAAATAAACCTCAAATTCCAAAAGACACCCCCCGTAACTATTTCATTTACGGGGAGACTATGAGTGGGAAATCATTTCTAGCAAACGAGTTTCCTAATCCAATCGTTTTGAATACGGATGGTAATGCTCAAGCGAATGCAGTTCCTAGTATTCAACTAGCAAATGTAAAAGACAAAGATGGAAAAATTGTTAATTCTGTGATTGATCACTTGGGCGAAATTTTACTAGCACTTCAAATGCACAAGCATTCTTATGAAACGGTTGTAATTGATGTAATTGATGATGTAATTGAGATGATTAAAATTGCTGTCTGTGACGAGTTAACCCCAAGCGGTAAACCAAGGCTTAAATCTCTATCAGAAATTGGTTACGGAAAAGGTTACGACTTCTTTAACCAAGCAGTAACGGAATTAGTGATGGACTTAAAAGCTTTACCAATGAATGTTATCTACATTAGCCGTCAAGTTTCTGAATATGACGATAACGGTAAAGCCACAAAAGACAAACCAAGTTTGAAAGATAAGTATGTCAATCTGATTAATGGTAATTCTGATTTAATGATCCACACGGAGAAAGTTGGTAACAACTACAATCGTGAAATTGATAGACGACGTAAAGTTTACTATGCCGACCAAGTGGATGATAAAAAAATCTTGAAAATTTTAAGTACTGTACGTGGTGCAGTAGAAGCCCCTCGTAAAAAGCAAGTAGTGGAAAAAGCACCAAAACAAGAAAAAACAACAACTACAGATATTGATGAATTATTTTAATGAAAAAGGAGAATAACGAATGAGTTTATTAAGTATTGCAAAGAAAATTAAAGAAGATGGTTTTGACCCGAGAAAAGATAGTGTAAATGGAGTAGCACAAATTCCAGCTGGTGAATATCCAGTAATTCTAAAAAAAGTACAGTTTAATATTTCAGAAAGCGGATGGGAAAGTTTAGGGTATACGTTTGAAGTTCGTGATCCTGAAAGTGAATATGATAATCGTAGTGAATATGTATCATTTGGTACTTTACCAGAATGGAACGGCAAAGATATCAGTTGGTCAGTAGAACGTACGATTAAATTCTTCCAAAAAGCAATTGAATTTTCTGGAGATAAAGTATTAAAAAACGATTTTGAAGATGGAAAAACATTAGCTGATGCATTAGAACGTAAGGCAGTTGGTTCATACTTTACTTTAAAAATTGAAGAAACAAAAGGTAAAGGAGATAAAGTATATCGTAACTATGACCTCGTAGAAAATATTGAACGCTTTGGTGAAACATTGACTGTTGAAGAAGATGATTTGCCTTTCTAAAAATAAGGTGATGCTATGCACTCAATGAAAGAATACGCCTTGTTGTATCAACAAAAAGGATTTTCAGTTATACCGATTAGCCCAACTACTAAACGACCATTAATTGAGTTTGCGGATACACCGCCTTTAGACAGTGATGGTATCGAGAAGGTATGGAATAAATATCCAGACGCTAATATTGCATTGCGAACGACTAATTTCTTTGTAATCGATATTGACAAGCACGGCGAAACAAGTGGATTTGATTCATTGAAAAAATGGGAACATTTAAAACTAATTGAACCTACCTTACAAGCAAAAACAGCAAGTGGTGGTAAGCACCTCTTTTATTTCAAAAGGGATGATATCCATATTAGTCAAATGATTGGTTTCCTTCCTGGTGTGGATATTAAGGCTCATGAAAACAATTATGTATTAGTAGCACCTTCAGCAACGAGTAAGGGGCAGTATGAATGGGATTTAGAAAAATCACCTAAAAACGGCACAATGGTGACTGCTTCGAGAGAATTAATAGAGGCGATTATCAAACAATACCAAATTACAAATGGACGTTCGTTTGATTTTAGTGACGGCTTGAGATCGTGGGCAAATCAAAGTAGATCAACTGGAAAAACAAAAACAACAGAATTATTTGAAACAATTGCGAACGGCTTAGGTGATGAAGGCAATCGAAATGATAAACTCGCAAAATTCGTAGGTGGATTGTTATACAGAAACGTAGATGAAATGGATGTATTGTCATTAGCTAAAATTGCTAATGGCAATACGCAAAATCCATTATCTATTCAAGAATTAGAAAGAACAGTAATGAGTATGATTAGCAAAGATAGGAGGTGATTGCAATTGGTGAATTAGTAAGTTTTTATAAAAATTTTCAACCAATAAAAAATAGCAATGGCACTCTTAAAGTAAATAGCCCTGTAAATGTACTGAATGCATTTAGAGCGGACGACCAATTAAACCTCTATTTGAAACACAATGAGTTTTCTCAAGAGCATGAATTAACCCAAGATATCCAATTAGGCAATACTACTTTAAAGAAAGGTGAATTACCTTCTAATTTTGAATCAGTAGTAAAAGTATATTTTGAAAATGTAATTGGAGCAGCTTTTACCAGTCAAGCAATGTTAGATGGAATGGAAACTTTTTTGTCCGAACGTTCTTATAACCCAGTAAAAGAATACATGGAAAACGCAAGAGATAAATGGGATAAAAAACAACGGATTAATAAAATGCTGCAAGTGTATTTAGGTGCTGAAGATAAAGAGCTGATTTCTAAAATTGCCGAAATGTGGCTAGTTGGAGCAGTCGCTAAAGTATACGAGCCTTATGTAAAATTCGATTACGTGCTGGATCTAGTCGGTGGGCAAGGTGTTGGTAAAACTTCTTTCCTTCAAAAAATA